AAAGGCCCCTGATTCGTACACTGAGGACGCACCTTTAAAATCCATTATCTTTGTTAAGAGTTCCAGCCCGCCTATCATTGATAAGTCACCGACAGCACCCAAACACCTGGCTTGTATAACATTTGTAAACGAATAGTCTGAAATATCCGGCTTACCGTCCACTATTTTATAATTGCAGTACCTTTCCTGTATTCCTCCTATAAGTTTATGCGCATCATAAGCACGTAACTCTAAATCGTCATTGGTGATAACCGTATCGCCATCATACAGATACATGTTCCAGTTTTTCGGATAAAGAAACTGACGGTAACATTTTCTATCTTTATTCGTATTTAAGCGTGACGAAAGAACTTTTGCATCTTCGTAACTCTCTTCCGGAAGTAAATTCCCAACCGGATAATTACTGTCTTTTACTGTTACTTTGTTATAACCGCCCAAAATATCGAGCGTATGATTATCGCCGCTAAAGGTTACTTTTTGGACGTTGACAGTAGATCCTCTCACAGTTGTATATGCGGAAAAGTCCAACGCATACTTATAGTAATCGCCTGCATGATCCACATCTACGAAGTAAAGATCACCCCTCCAATCCACACAAGTCCAATTGAGGAATTTGCATATCTCTTCAAGCACCTCTTTTAGTTTCATTGGCTTGTCATCTTCATCAAAGAAATTCTGTTCACTTATCATCATGTCCTTCAGAACATTTGTCCAAGCCGTATAATTCGATTTATCCTTTGCGTAAACATGTGGAATATATACGTTTGAATAACAGCCTCGAGATTCAGAGACGCAACGGGTTAATAATTCCCATAAAGTTACAAACCCTCTTTTCGCCTCGTTTTTGGTTTTATAATCTATATACTCCAAAACGGACATGGCGCTGATACATTCAAGTTCCAATTCGAATATAGTACCGCTATAATCTTGTGTGTACAACTCCGGCTTGATAAAGCCACACCACGTTACCATCCCAGCCCGTTTGAATATTACCCGATATTGCCGGTATCCTGTGGAGTAAAGACTTTGTAAATAGTCAGCTCCAACCACCCTTATAGTGGCCGTTGAAAAACGAACAGGAACATAAAGAAAGTCATCATCTGCGATCTCAATGGAAAAAGGAGCTTCTCCACTACCTGTCAACTCGATACCCCGTCCGGTATAACCCTCTTTCTGGATTTCCACCAAGCAAACATCCTCTTTCCGTGACCGAAAAGGAAGTGTATATATCGTTCCGTAACTCATAATGGCTTCTTCCCTTGTTTTTTCAATGTATTATTAATAGAGAGAAATATATCCGTCCCGATTACCTTGGCTTTCCCAAACTCTACCTGGACTTTATTTTTAGACGGCGCTATCAATCTGGCAAGATGCCCGACCGATGGCGTAATATTCGGCCGGCCAACATCCAGACCGGCGTACAATTTTGAGTTGAGTATTTTAAACAAATTCGCTTGCTGCGAACCATTCAAAATCATTTCACCACTGTTTAGCATCGCCGGAACTTTATCACCCGCAAACGAAATACCGGGTACTATTCCTCCTTTTGCAAACTTGGGGATACTTGCCATTGCGGCAACAACAGAGAGGGCAGCGCCAGCAGCAGCCATCCAACCAACAAAAGGAACTTTAGCTGCTGAACTTGCAGCTTCGGCTGCGGCTTCAGCGGTTTTTGCGGTTGTCAGTTTAGCAATCAAAGGAATTGCCATACTGATAGAGGAAAGAACATTAGCTCCCCATTGCAAATATGCTCTGGCGCTATCATTCGTTACGCCTGATAAGTTACCCATTACAGATCCTATCAGACCCAAAGATTCGGCGTACTCTTCGTTTAACTTAACATCATCTTTCTTTATTGGAGATTCAAATTTGGGTAGTTTAAAATCAGGGCTTTTATGATTTAATCCGAATTGATTACCCGGCCGGTTAATAGGTGGTTGTCCCTCTTTCTCTTTTCCATGCTCTTCTTCAAAAACAATCTTTTTAACCACAATTTTGATATTAACTTTTTTCTTCTCCAATTCGTTTATTGTAGTTTGAATAGCGGCACGAGCTTGCATCGTTGTTGCTGACATAAGTTCTTTATTAAGACGGGATATCTCAGCGTCATACCATGCAAGTGTATCCTTTAAGGGCTTTTTATCTTTGTCTTCTGGCTCCTTTTGAGGTTTATTGACTCTATCCCGAACCCTATCAAATGTTTTCTTATCATTGGCAAGCTCCTGATTTATTTGTTTGTACTCTTTTCCCAATTGCACCGCTTTGATCAATTCTTCATCTTTCCATTTTACAATAGCCTGTTGAAACAAAATAGCATCCTTATATTCCTTATTAAGTTCGGCTTGCTTAGAAGCTATAAAATCATTAAGAGATGCTCTGTCTTTTGCTCCTTTTGACTCTGGGAATGCCCAATCTGCGAGCCCTCCGCTTTTTTTACGCCGCTCCAATTCGGCGTATTTGATTTTATAAGTATTGTATTTATTGACCATTTCGGACTTTAGGGCATTGCGATTGCTTCCGGCAACATCATAACTGAGCACCTTGGCAAAGTCTTCCAATGTCACATCATCAGAATTTAGCCGGTTTCCTTCCACTAATACAGCTTTTAAAGCCGTAAGAGCATCTGAACCAACAGATTCAGCCTTATTTTTTTTATCCTCAAGAGCCTTAGTCCATTCCCTTAAGGCGGCCTCTCTTTGCTCTTTTGATGCTGTACTATCCATGGCTACGCTACGAGCCTCAGCCATAACAGCATTGAAATCTTCCCGAAAATAGTCGTAACTGATACGGGCGTTTCCTAATTGATCTAATGCAGCATACGCGTCTCTGGACTTAGATATTATACTATCCAATCCACCCAAAAAATAAGTAAAATCCCCGGTAGACAAACTGGTGAAAAATTCATTTACAGATGTCTGACATGTGCGCATCTGGGCATCAAACTCATCGCTGGTTGTCTGAGAACCGCGTATTGTTTTCATAAACGCTTCGCTGGCTCCCACGGCAATACCCAACGTCCCGGCAAATTTCAACACACCGGCCCCTGCGGTTTTCGCTATATTGGAAATGTCATTCTGAAAACTGTTTACCGAACCCTTCGCCCGCTTCAGGTTTGCATCGAAAGCATCCGATTTCATTACCAGCCTTGTAATTATATCAGCCATGATTTATCTCTTTTTCGATTAGTTTTGCTTTTTCTCTTAATCTCTCCATTTCTGCATCCGTAACTGCCGTTTGTCTTTTCTCTTCCTTTTCATCCCATGGGAAACAGAGGACATCCGACGGTTCCAAATCCTTCGTACTGTTTGCCTGCGCAATGACATACGCAATGATCCGGGTTTGCTCCCAGCTTTCCCGATTACGCCTGCCCAGCCCCTCTAAAAAGCAACGGACTTCCGAGACCGTCATCCGGTCAAGGAAATAATCGGGCGCAATACCACCCTCGCCTACGACGCGGGCGTAGAGTTCCCGGATGCTATACGACTCTTCGGAACCGTCTTTTTTTTTATATCGGCACCTGCTTCCTGTCCAAGCTGTTCAAGCTGTTTAACGAAGAACTCCTTGAACGACGCAAAAAGAGACGGATCAGAATCGCACGCCTCAACAAATTCATCAAAAGACATAAGGAAAGTATCTTTGTTGTTCGCCAGAAGAACGGAGTAGAAAAGCAGGTATTCGTCCAACATCCGGCCGAACTCAAACTGTTTTCCCGTAAGATTCTCAAAAATAAAGAAAGCACGCAGCGTATATTTTAAAATGTAATCCCGTTTTTTTATAGTAATCGTCTTCATTGTAGTAAGTTATTGAGATTAAAGAAGCAAACAGGACGGGCTATCCGCCCCGTTTGCGTATTATCTGAACATCAGCCACGGGGCATCATCCGCCCACGCCCGGAGCCGGTGTCGAAGTAAGAGCCCCTGTTCCCTCAAATGTTGCCGAGAATGTAGCTTTATCACCATCCGGCGCATTAAGCTCCAGGTTGGTAACAAGAACTTTTCCCGAATAAAACGCTGCCGGAAGAGACCAGCCGCCCGAAGGAACCTCAGAAGCATCGGCATTTGCCGGGATACCGAATTTCGCCTCAACCGGCTGGCGCTTTAACATCAGGTCAACCAAGGTGTCATAACCGCTTATACCTTCATCGGCACTGAATAAATTCTCACTCGAACCGTTCCAGGAGAGTTTTTTAATGTCCTTTTCCGTCCAAATGCCGGAATCCTTGCTTTGCGTGTCGATCGTCTCTGCCGAAATCGACAATTTACAGGAGGTTGCCAATGCCAATGCCTTTCCATTGACGAACAACATGAAATCCTTGCCTAATACTGCTTTCGCTTTACTCATTTGTCATTCGTTTTAAAATTAAACACTATATTTACCGCATACGCGTCTATTTCCTGAAGATACTCCACATCTATGGATGATACCGTACAGTCATTTACCGTAAATCTGGCATATTCCGCCCGTACGCCCTCCAGTTCGTAACGGACCTCGTTTGCCATCTCAACCGTTTCCCCCGCTCCTTTGCCTACAACCGTTACCTGAACCTGCGTATTGTCCTGTCCCGCACCGTCCTTTGTGTAGTCAGGCTGAATGGACAAACCGCCATATACGATATAAGGATACTGGGAAACACCTTCAGGAATAACGATAGGGAATATCCGCCCTCCGAACTTCGATGCAACAATGGCACTTAAGCCAAGCGCACCGCTTATATGTTCTCCTATTAATAAACTCATCTCTATAAATCATTATATCTATTTCTTTACTTCAGCTCCCGCGCTCCTGGCACAAGTGACAATTCTCGCATTGAGTTGATCGGCCAGATATTGCTCCGTGGTAACCTTCGCCCCGTCCACCGAACGCCTGAAGAATCCCCTGGCGGAAATAACCCCTCTATTGGCCGTACGTCCGGACTTGGATCGGGTCCTTTTGAACGCAACCCTTTCAATAGTCCCTTTATTTATAAACCGCAAGACCATCGCCCGGTCCTTACCCCAATATCCGTCTACCTGTTCCGTGCGCTCAGATCTTTTTCTATGCCTTAATATACCACTGGCACCGCCTGTCCTGGTAATTGAAGCCCTTACAACCTTGCTGCTCCGGCTGGATTTAGGGTTATTAAGACTGACACTAGCCCCCATACCCTCACGATAAACTGATATTTTAACTCCTTGAACGGCTTTTCGGGGATCACTATGAACTGAACTTTTAAAACCTTCTTTCACGGCCTTCTGTGTGATTTTTGCCGCATTTCGCAAAATCTTTTTTCTTTCGGCTTTGGGGATGGCATTTTCGATATCAATCTCATCCAACAGCTTCAAAACCTGGCTGGCATCTATATCTATAACCTTACGCCCTCTTTGGGCTCCCGGATTGTTTTTATAATATCCCATATTCTAACCTCCTTTCTCTGTCCCTTCATCAATCTTTGTGGCTATAATCGTAGCCGACCCATCCTTCTTGGAAGCGTTGAAGCTCTCAATACGATAAGTGCTATCGTTCCATACGATACGCTGCCGGTCATGTATCTTATTTGTATATCGCACCAGGACAGATCCCGTATTGGGCAGCCAACCCTCCCCCGCCGTTATAGCCCTCACACCTTTGTTATATGTAACCTTCGCCCAACAGCTATACGACAGCTCCCAGGAGGTAAGCTGTTCACCGTATTTGTTGCGGATGGTGACAGGGGATAAAAACCTGATCCGGTCATTTAAAGTACCACTCTCTATCATGGCTCCAATTTTATCCAGGGTTTCAACATATAATCAAGCGTATAAGGAACAACAGCCTGGGAAAGACCGCTAACCGGTTCACGGTTCTTGTAAAGTTGCGCGGCCATCATCAGGATAGCGATATACAACATTGCCGGAAAACCGGCGTTTTCATCCGATTTCCTTTTTCGGTTTTCCATGACCAACTCTTCGTAACTCCTGCGGGTAGTGTTGATTATAGCGTCCTCCGCCGCTACTCCGTACATTACAATAAGGTCATCATCCTCCTCAAAATCAATCTTCATTTGTCTTTTTAAGGCATCAAGCGATACGATGCGAAGTTCATCTGCTGCCATAAGCGTATTCAAACTGATTAGTTACAAGGGCAAAACATCGGGGTATTTTTTATAATACACCTTAGTCAATGCCTCTTTCAATCCTTTATAGTCTTTGATGAATCCGAGCTCGATCCATCGGGCGATATTGGCTTCCAAGTCATATAACTCCCTGAGTTTCCTTTCATCGGCAACCTTATTCCGGATCTCACTTTCGTGCTTGCCGTAAACTATGATATTCAGAGAACGGGCAAGATCCTTTATTTTTTCACGGAAAACATCCTCAGAAAGAATGGACCTTACCGCACGGCACATGGAAGGATAGGCGTCTCCCGCGAGATTGCGAAACTTTATCATTTCATCATACACAAATTTAAGTACCTTCACCTTAAAAGCAGGATTAAGCCACATCGCAAAATCTATAAATAATAGCGGATGCATCCACGTGCCTACATTTTCACCCCTTGAAGCCTTTGATTTTACATACACGGAATTACGGGATGCTAATTTTTCCTCTGATATTAAGGAAGATACAAATTCATCAGTAGCCTTATTGTTAAAATAATGGCTAATATCCTTTTGCATACCACTTCGATGATTCCATTGCTTCAAAAGTTCTGTTGCATTAAAGAATCCGTCTTTTGTCCTCTGGGTTACTTTAAAATCGCCCATCGGACGAACCATGATCTGATTTGTTTTCATATATCAAAACTAATTTGTTATATGCCAGGAAGACGAATGTTCCGTCCGTCTTCCTGGACATGGATTAACGCCTTTATCCTCCAACTCCGGCAGCCGTACAGTCACCCAGCAAGAAAGCCTCCTGACGAAGGGTTGTCATACTCCAGTCACCGTTAAGGGTCAATACCGTTGTATCCTTTGAAGCCTTGGTGTAAGGATCCACAATAAAACGCTGCTCGCCAAACTGGCCGAGTGCCTGATAGGACCAAACACCCAATCCTACATGAATGCCCCCGTCGTTGTTGATGTAATTTGTGCAGAAGACAGGAACACCGGCGATTTTATCATTCTCGATGATCATCAGTCCGGAACCGGCATCACGGGGAGTCGATTCAAGCATGGCCTTGGTGTATTCATCCATCACATAACAGAAAGTGCCATCGGAAATGATCCCCTTAGCCAGAATGATACCTTTCATGGCAAGCAATTCCTTATATGTGGGAAGTTCGCCGGCAAACGTGATATGTAAAGCTTCTTTTCTCAAAGCGGTGGTAGTCAGCGCTCCGATAGCTTTGGCGGCGGCTTTCTTGCAAGCGACGAACGGGCCGTTAACCTTATTTGCATTAACTGTCACCGGGCTAAACATCGTTTTGTTGAGTGTTCGGGTGATAGCCATCGGAATCTGCTCTTTTACAACCGCATATGCGACTCCGTCCGTCTGGTTAATCAACTGGCTGGTCACAGAGACAGTAGCCCCCAATCGATACGGGGTCGGAACGATCTTATCAATCGCAATAGTCTTATCCGTCAACGCCGCACTTTCTCCGGCCCATTCACCCTCAATGGCTGCTACGGTGGGCCATACATAATTACCTGACAATCCGGTCTGCACTTTCAAGCCCACCTTGCCAAGGATCAACCCCTCTTCCAGCGGCTTGATAATATCGTTAATCGCCAATGGGATCATCGGTGCGGCATTGGTAGATACCATAATGGATTCACGCTTCAACGCGTATCCCTGCATGTCATGTTCTTTGGCACGCTCACGTATCCAATTCTGGAAACCTGCCTCACGACTTACCGGAGAAGCGACGGGCGCAACTCCCGAACCGGCGATTTGAAGATCGTAAATACGGTTTTCGCGCTCCAACTTCTGAACTTCCGCCTTCTCTGCATCGGTCAGCTCCTTGCTTTCACGGGCCTCAGCAGCATCGGCAATCTCATTCATACGGGTGCAGTTGTTAAAACGGGCCTCGATCATCTCACGAACTGTCATTTTCTTTTCTTCTTTCATTTTCTCCAAATATTAATAGTTAATAATAAAATTCTCGTTTGCTGAATATCCGGATATTGGTTATCTCACGTCTATTCCCTTCATTCTCCTTCCCGGTACTGTCACCGTCATCCGTACGGCGTACGGCTTCGTCCATCTCCCGGGCAGTTACACTGGTCTCCGCATAAGCCGGATCACTCGCTATGGTCATATCAAAGATTTCATCGATCCGGTTTACATGACGTATCGTCATTCCTTCGGCGTCTTTCGTATAGGATACGGATGTGGTTTCATCCGACCAGAAAATGAAACTCGATCCGATCAAGTCCCCTCTTCTTACCAACTCCAATGCCGTAGCGCCATCCGGTGTGTCAGGGGCCTCAAAAGAATAGTGGACACCTGTTTCATCGACCGTCAATTTCAACGTTCCCTGCCCCCTGTTGCTTCTGGCCAGAAGCCGCTCGCGGTTATGCCAGATAGTCATCTTGATATCGAACCTGTCCAGATCTTCCTGTGTCACCGCTCCCGGCTCGATAATTTCCCGGTAAACATCTCCCCAGTCAGCCAACAAACGGCTCTGCACGCCGAAAACAATCGCATAACCTTCGATAATACGGCTGCTTTCCACCGCGCCCCCGGTTTCACGCAACCGGGGCTGTCCCTGCCCGGTGAAAAACCTGCTTTCTCTTTTTTTCTGTTCTTTTTCTGCCATATATAATTCCTTGAATAAGTGTGTTATGGTTTACCCGGTTGATCGTCCTTTGGGGGTATGGTATTCCCGCCGGAGACTTCACCGGAAATCTTAGGGCTATTGATGGGGGCAATATTACATGTTATGAAGACCTGCTCCCCACCCTCGACAGGCGGGCAGTCTTCCGAACGCCGCAAATCATTGACCGTCTGAAGCCCGTTCGCTATCTGCTTGGCCTGATATATGCCCTTGGTGGTAAGATCCGTTGTATACAGCCTTGACAAATCGTATTTGAATTTATAATCCGAATAGGCATTCCAAGGTATCAACTTGGCCTTAAACTCACTCTCTATCATGGTAAGGATAGGACTCAGGCAATCCGAGTAAAACCCTACCGTAGCTATCTCCGCACTCTTGTAATTCGCGTTGGAATCATCAAAGAGCTTGCTTTTGGGAACATTGAAAAATCGGGCTATTTCGGTAATGGTCAGCTTGATGTTTTCCAGGAACTGCATATCCACGGAGGACATGGAGAGCTGATCCAGTTTTCCGTCACCCCTTACCGGTATGATATCCTGTCCGCAGTCAATAGCCTCCTGTATCTGTTCGGCATTGCTCTTCATCTGGTCATCCTGATACTCACCCCATCCCTTCATGCTGTAATCATTGTGAAGAATGGCCTTGAACTTACCTCCGGTAGCAAAGCGGGTCTGGGTTTCCGCAGCGGCAGTGGCGGCAATACCCAGAGTTTGCGCGGCGAAGCTGATGGTAGATACACCCGTATACCCACCGTCAAGGCTTACATTTTTAAAATGCAGCATTTCATCACCGGGAAAGACACCCCGGACATTGTTAATGGAATCCTCAACATAGTATGTATCACTCCACGGGTCATAAGAGCAACTGTAGGGCGTAAGCAACAGCAATTCCATGGGATGCCCGTAGGAGTCCCTGCGTAAATAGGCATAGGCATTGCCAAGCAACAGCACCTGCGAAACCAGATTTTTAAAAAGTATAAATGAAGTCTGCCGGCGATTGGGACGGACCGTAAGCAAATTATGGAGAACGGCTCCCGGACCGGTATCGTAGGGCTTGAAATAGTTTCCGGACCTGTCACGACGCTTGTAGATTAACGGCAGCGTGGCGACAGAATCGGAAATCAGGGAGACCGCACGGTATACGGCGGCTATTTTCATGGCGTCGGATGGCGTATGGACATGTTGCACCCGATCCGTATAACGGGCGCCTTTTTCCGATTTGGCCGCTTTCGGCTCCTCCCTTGAAAATGTAAGTTGATATCTGCCTAATTTCATTTGGATAAATATTGATTCTACTTATCCGGCCGATACACTGTTTTAGGTTACCCGTTTTACCAAACGTAATTATTAAAAAGCCACATGGACATCAGGTTGACAATGACCCCGTCTATCTTGGCATTCGCCTTTCTCTTCACCGGCTTCTTATTCTCCATACGGTCCTCTTCAAGATAAGCGTTGCCGAACATCCAGAATGTGATCGGATTATCGGCCAGTACAATGCCCGCCGGCTTCTTCTTTGCCGCCATCTCAAACGTCTCGACGGGTGAGGTGAACGCACCAAACGTCTGAGGTACGGCTTTAAGGATTTTCTCCGGATCCCAACCGTTGCATGCAATAGCAGCACCCAGGGAGTTAACTATCTCCTGGCTCTTATAAGAGTCATAGCCTATCTGCAATATCCATAACTTTTTATTCCGGTTCAATATATCCGTTACGATCATGGAACCATCGATCACCGCCCCCGGACAAACCTTAAGATACCCCTTGGATATCCAGTATCTATATAATTCTGCATTGGGATGTTCTTCCAGGGTCTTTTCCGGAATGTAGTAATCAGTCCACGAATAGAATTTTTTAAGCGTTTTGGAATAAAGCATGTAATTCACGGCCGAAAGGTCATCGCTGACGGAAAGGTCAAGTGATACCATGGCAGGAGGCCGTCCGGACAAGCTGTCGATATCGAATCCCGGATCCGCCAATGACCGTGCCAGATTCTGGCTGATCCAAACCTTCGTTCCGGCAGACACGAATATATTCAGCAACTTCGTTTTGAACTCCAACATCTTCTCCGGATCGCGCAGGGCCTGCCTGTACATGGTTCTGTAGAACGACTCCTTGACGGTTATACCGATATGCGGATTGCATTTCTTCCAGACACCCGGATCGCCCAAAGCGTCCCCGTCCGTCTCCCATTCGTCCGGCATGAATATCGAGGCAAACAACGTATCATCATCATAAGTACCCGAAAGGACCTTCTTGGCAATATCCAACTCTAAGACAAACGGACCGTCAACGACTCTTGATGCCGTTGTTATAATGACCGTCAGATATTCATCCCTTGCCCCGGAAGAAGACTCCAAGACCTGAAGCAATTCCGCACCCTCGGAATGATCCTTAACGTACTTGGCTGCCGCGTACTCATCAAAGATAATCAGGGAGGCGTTAAGGCCGTCCTTCGTGTCAGCCCCACCCGAAAGACACTCGACAAAGGATTCTTTGCCGAACTTGTTCTCACGCCACTCGATATGCTCGCGTGTCTTTTTAAACGTCCTGCGTTTGGGATCCAACTGCTTGACGATCTTAGATATCTCCTTAAAACAAACCTGGGCCTGCTTGTAGCCGTTAGCCGCCGTATACGCCTGGGCATTGGCATCCCCGAACAACAACTCACTCACGGCCAAGGAAGAGGAACTGGTGGTTTTCGAAAACTTACGGGGAACAAACAGGATAGCACGGCGGACCAAACGGCGAAGGACCGTTTTTCCGCCTTCTTCCTCCCATTGATAAAATCCCAGAATCGAAGCGAACTGAAAAACCTGTACCGGAGTCAGCTTGTAACACTGCCGGCCTTTCATACCGGAGAATTTCAAGGATTCATAGAAGACAATGAACTTCTTTACCTTATTCGGACGCCAAACGTACTTGTCGCGAAGCATAAAAAAACGGCGCACGGCCAATATTTCATACAGGTTGTGAGCCTCAACATCAGATATGATATCCTCGATATAAAGCCTGAGACGATGGTCGGTCTCATGCAGTCGGTAATTATCCAGGTTTATGTTACATACCTCCTGATAATACTGTAGCTTGATTTTTCTTGCCTCTTCCTCTTCGTCTTTTGTCATTGCCCGGTCCCGATATCTTCCTTATCTATTGCATTTAATTTTTTCATCATCTCTTCCAAAGGATCCGCTTCATCCTCCTTCGATTTTTCGTTCCGTTTCAGTTCCCGGTTCATATACAGGGAACGGAGATCTCTACGCACTACATCCGCCTGCTCTTTCATCGCGGCAAAAACCGGATTGATCTTTTCCCGAGGCTTGTTTTCCCTTGAATATTCCTTGACTGTGATAGGCGTATCTTCCGATAGCGCCTTCTCCCTCAGCTTCCGGTATAACAGAATATCCGAAGCGGCCAACTCTATTTGATACGACAATTCCGGTGCGTATACATCGGCCTTTTGCAAATGCCTGCGTATGACGGTCTTTATATTCTCAATCTTATCGCCCTTTTTAGTCATGCTGAAATGTTAAAGTTTTTAAGTATACCCATTTTGCGCAAATTCCGGTGTTTTAAGGTAAACCCGATACCCCCACGGCCTGAATCCAAAATTCCACTTTTTGTCGATGCTTGGAGGGAGTGGATTTGAGTAATTGAGGGGGTGATAAAAAAATATCCCCCCTACTCTTCGAAGAACCTGCGGTTAAAAGCCTCGGTAGCCCTGCGGGCATTGGCTTTTACACTTTCCTTGGAATGGCTTTTGAGAAGCCTGTGTCTTTCAACATGGCAATCGTGGCACAAGGCAACCAGGTTGGTTCTGTCAAAGCAAAGCGATTCCATCTCCGAATCACCGACAGCTGTCTCCACAGGCCTGATATGATGAATCTCTGTAGCCGATGTATTTATACCGTTCTCTAAGCAATCCGCACACAAGGGAGTTTCCCTCAGCACCGAACGCCGTATCTTTTGCCAATTCGTCGATTGCATCAATCTGCTATATGTAGCCCTCTTTTTCATATACTTATACTGTTATCCCGCCTCCGTTTAGGCTTGTCGCCTGTCATATCCACATGCTTCTCCGCCACGGACTGCCCGTTAAACTCTTCCTTTATTTCTCTCTCTATATGATCCGGCAATAACCTGTGATCGACTACCTCCATCAGATAAGAGATCGCGTCATCAAGCGCCACACCGCCAAGACTCAGGCATAAGGACGACAAACGCCGGTGCATTTGAGGAAACAACCGGCCAATGACAGACTTTAGAATCTTGCTGCTGTTTTCCGTACGGACAAGCTCACCATCCTTTCCGAATGTATACTTTACGCCAACAATCCCATGCTTGCCCGGACGTTGGTATAATTGTATTGACTCTGAAAGGATGTATGACTTGTCCGCACCGGAAGACACCCTGTTTATCCGAAGACCTTTATTCTGAAGCTCGGTGAATATTTTAGCCAATTCCAAAGAGAATCTGTCAGACTCGCTTATGTCCTGTTCTCCTGATTCAGGGTCCGCATATTTGAGAAAAGCAGAAACTAAATTTTGCAATAATTCGTATTTACTTGAAAAGCCATATTCTTTGCAAATTCTATCCAACCGGCTATCTATAGCCGGTGAGATTTTGGTTTGTATAAGTACGGACTTTTGATTTACTATTTTCTTTCCCATTCCGAATAATTTTTAATAACTATAATTCGCCCGCTTAGGCTGATCAAGCCGGCGGCTATCCGTCAGCCGTGACAACTCTTCCTCCTTCCGGTGTATAGAAACCGTCAGGTTATTACGGATATCCGAAAGACGCAGCCACTCTTCCAAGGGAGTGTCTTTAGCTCCCAGCTTTTCATTGATCCGGTCTAACTCTTCACTGCTGCGATTAATTTGACTACGAATACACAGTATCCGATCCTGCCTGGTTTGAAATCCACCCAGACCATTACTATCTATCGTTGTTTCCATTTCTGTATCGAGAATTAATATTTCTTCCCGTGCATTTTCCCACGGTGTTCATTATACTTCATCTTCTGCTCAATGTGCCACTCCAAATCCATATCGTAAAATTCGGCAAGCTCAAACACCTGACGAATAGCATAATTAAGACATTCCTCCGTTGTGTATTTGTAATTCACAATATCTTTGATGATAGCATAGCAGTTCTCGGTAAATGACTTCTTCCTGCTTACAATGTATGCAACAATGAATATACCATTCAAATTAATACCCCGAAGACCGGCCATATCAAGCATACGAATAACCGTATCGGCCAATTCATCCTCAACCGTATCTTTGACCAGCCTTTCAAAAGCATCCACAAAAGCCTCAGACATATGATCGGAATTGGAACTGACAACCGATTCAAATTCCGCTTTGTCAGCCCGTCTGCCTTTCCTGTCAGCTTCTACAGCTTCGGACAACTCTGTTATTACAAGCATGAAACAATGATTGTCACTCAATTCTCTATCATGAAATCCATGATCACAGGCATTTTGATAAGCCCTGTTACGAAGGGTGTTCAAATCTAACATAACGTATATCTTTATAAGTTTAACATTCAATATTCTCCGTCCGATGCGCTCTTACTTCATTATACCAGTTCCCTTTATATTCGCGGGCCTCAACGGTAAAGTTAACTCTGATCTTGTCTCCTACTTTGGGAGGGTTCTCAACAGGACCATCGAAACTGCAAACGGAAAAGCGCATCTTGCTGTGATAACGTTCGCTGGTTTCCATGATGTACTCTCTCTTCTCCCAGTCTTTACCATCCCTGGTAACTCCACCGGTGGATGGCAGCTCCACCAAAATTTTGCCTTCTGCTTCACATTTCATATATTCAGTTTTTAAATTATAATTTATCAGCCCTTATAAGTCGGTTCCCGACAACCCTGCGGGCTGTATAGGACAAGTTGCCGAAAAGTGTTAAATTTTAGATTTCAAAAACGTAATCACTTAATTTTCAACATTTTAATTGCGCACCATAAGGCGCTTTTTGTATTTACAGATAAAATACTGATTTTCAATATGTTATATTTTTCTGCAAATGGGCGTAAATATCCCTGTCTGGTAGCCTGATAAAAGTTTGTCCTTAAATTCACGCTCCATGTCACCGATTTCCTCCACGTACTTCTCACGCTCTTCCGGCCAGCTACGGGCAAAATTGCGTATAGTCTCCCATTGCTTTTTAGTCAGCTTACCCGAAAGATAAAGCTTCTTGTAACGCTCCTTGTACCGGGTAACTCCTATCCGGTATATCTCCCTGGCCCTTTCAAGCTGGGACACCTTTACGCCCTTGGCCGCAGACAGTTCTCTGGTAAAGCATATTTCTGACCAGTCCTTATAGAATATACGGCCGATCCTCGACAAGAAGAGGTTGTCCGTTAGCTCCATCAACGAAACAGACTGGTGCTTGTATATCGTTTCGATACGAAGAATGTTAGCCCCGACATTCCGTCCTTTCTCCCCGGCCTCAAAGCTCTTATCATAGACCTTCAGTATCTTCCGGAAATACTTGCTTTTCTCCGTTGTCTGTTGCTTGAACGCCGAATAGTTGGCATCGTTCCAAAGGAGCTTTCCTGAGACTTCATACATCTGTTTTATGTAAGAATCGGCAGGAAGGGACATCTTCATTGTGATACCTATCTCGTAATACGTTACCACGGCATTCTCAATCCGGACACATAGCCTCAACAGCAGCTCTTTGATTGTCCTTACAGCCATTGCGAAAGTTATCGGGCGGCTGTTATCCAGTTTCCCGGTCTTTCCCTTGGAATAGAGCTTGCAAATGGAACACGTACACCGTAACCTGTTACCGCGAATCTCGATGAAACAACCGTCAAAGTTGGCGTAAGCGGTAGACTTGTAATAGACTTCATCACCTTCCGTGCACTCCTCCAAATAATTTCGCAAGACAATCGTCTCAATATCCGCCGTGTCAATCGTTGCCTTTATGGTTATCTTGTCGAACATCTCTTCTTCTCTATAAAATACTCACACATTCTAAGGCCGGTTGATCGGCCACAGTCATGTATCGGGCAATACACCATGAAATTCTCAACCGGGCCGGCGCGTCTGCATTGCCGGCAATCACACTTTACCTTCTGCCTGATTTCCTCTTCTTTTCCCTTATTCTTATTCATCGCCTTGCTTTTTGATAGGTTGATGCTTTCAAAGACTTACACCTTCTGCATTCAGAACTGAAGGTGGAATAGACCTTCTCTCCCCGATTTAAAGTTCTGGGGTAAAAACGGTGAAGATAGTACCACTCGCCACAGATGGAACACCGTTTCATTAAACGACCGTCGGGGGAAGTACGGTAATTGTTTCTTTCCCGTCGATGGACCAACCGGCAATTTATACACTCTTCGTCCGTAAGTTTATACCGCCTGCAATGGGATAAAGACTTCTTTCCGCATTTGGCGAATGCCTTGCAATCAATACGCGGGATGGTTTGGGGGATATTCATAAGCTGAGCGTTTTAAGCCTCCCACTCCGGGGGAATCCGAATCCCGGGGAGAAGTCCCCGGGGAGTGGTTTGCAAAATATAAAACTTAACCGGGGCACACTCCCGACGGCATCCTTTGGTACCGGCATTGGTTATTGTTTAACATGTTTCCTGCATTTAAGCAGGACTCCTTTCATGATGCAAGTTTTTGTTTGATCAACCTTGTGTTCTTTTTCACAAGCCCTATGATCCGGTCATGGTATTCAGTGTTCTGGTTACAGGCTCCTCGGGACTGTACGACATTTAAGGTTTTCAAGTCAACCTCAATTGTCTCGATACGCTTGTCACCAATGCGGGCGGAGAGAATAAGGGATTCAGGCTTCAGGTAATAATTATTCGTAAATACGCAGTGATGAAGTGCATCTCCTTCCTCCATGACTTCCCGAACACTTTCAAGTACCCTCACTTCAATAAACCCGTCAGTAAATCGCAACCCAAAAAACTTAGCTTTGAGGGCTTTGAATTTAGCTTCGTCTTCAATTGTCCTCTTTCGTTTACGTTCAGCTTCTTCTTTTTCCTGAAGTTGCCGTTTCTTAATGACCAACTTATCGTGTTCTTTCTTAAGATTATCCGGACAAACATAGTGTGCATTATGCAGGTCTTTGTGGAAGTACCGAAGCAAATCAAGATAATCAAACCATATTTTCACATCCTTTATCCTGTATTTGTTTCTTAGGCATATCTTTATGGACGGCCAATAACGCTCAATCTTATATTTTTCATTTGAAGCATACCCTAATAGTTCGTACCTCCTTGCCTTTAGCAATGTTTCCATTTTCGGGTTATCAGGAATCATGTTAATAGCTTCCAGTGGCGTAAGCCCTTGCAATCTGTGGTCTATACCGTAGCGTCCTATATCCGGACGGAACTCAGAATCAGGATGCAGCCTGGAAGGATAAATATCATACCTGACACCGGAAGAATAGTAACCACGTCTATGTTCAACACGTATCTCCATATCTCCGCCCCAGGAATCACAATACCAATTCACAGTGTGATTCAATGCGACAACCGTATTCTTTCCATCTTGCCGTATCCAGTGTTGGAGTACCTCATTAATAAAGTATTTTGGAACCGCACCGGCTTTATAGTACGCCCGAATCTCAAAATTCCGAATTACCTGAAACTCCCCATGAATCTCAGCGATCGCAACATACCTGCTCTGTTTGTCTGTAGTGCATCTTGATTGCTCTACTTTCAACTTTGCCCCACAGTGAGGGCATACAGCCAGTTTACGCCTGACAATATCCGGGGAGAACCTCTGGCCGCAGTCCATGCAAACAACCCGTGATTTAGTCGCAAAGCCTTTATGTTCCAAGCAGTCCGTTTTAGCCCATGCAAGCATATAGCTATCAATATCAGGAAGACACCTGCTTTGCTCCAATACCTGAACTTGTAACTTGGTCCTTGGTTTCATAATTTAGAATAATGACATCTGTTGAACTTCTATTATCTCTTTCTTTGCCCGTGTAGGCTTTTTCTTGAGCAAGGCATACTGTTCCTCTTCCAAGCGTCTTAATGCCGCTTCACGGGCTTTCTCCTTATCCTCCTCGGTAAGTACCGTAGAGGCAGACAAACCGCTGACTGAGGATCCGGTATTTGCGGGTATCTTCTCTACTTTGATATTATCCTCATCGTAATAGTGAACCGCCATGCCGAATACCTCCGCATCAGAGATGGCAACTGCGTCGCCTCTCTTTTTCGCTTCTCCCAAGATATAGCTGCAGCATTCATCAATACTCTTGTTTTCTTTGTTATAAGCCTTGGCAAAGAGTTCGTCCGCCTTGGCACGCTCATCAAGATAAGACTTGATGGCGGCTTGAAATGAATTGTCTTTCATAATTGCTCTATCGTTACCAGTATTGTTTAAATCCTGAGTTTTATATTCATTTTTTGATATTAAGAGAGTTATACAAATAGCGATTGCTGAATACGTGATAATATCAATTTATTAGCATCAGCAAAGAACTGCTTCTTAATCTCGAACCCGTAAGCTTTTCGTCCCAATTGGGCGGCAGCCAATAAAGTAGAACCACTACCGGCACACGGATCTATGACTACATCACCCTTGTCGGTGAATATTTCTATCAATCTACGAAGTAACGGCACCGGCTTTTGCGTTGGGTGCACCTTGGGAGTCTCACCGTCCCGCACCCAGTCGAAGCAATTGAATATCATCCGTCCGTCATTGTTGAACTTAGGGAGTTTGTCTCTATATAAAAGCAAACCATACTCACAGTTACCGACAATCTTCATGTTTGCCTTTAAGACTTGTGCGGAGAAGTCTTTTCTAAACACAAGGTTTATGTAATTATTCAGCCCGTAACGTTTCCCGAGTTCAATGTATCTGAACTGATCTTCAAATTCACAGAAGATAATCATACAGGGAGCCTTACCCTTCTCCTTCGGTTCTTTCATCAACATTTGGCTACAGAAGTGCATAAACTCTGCAGGTCTGAAGTCCTTATCTGTATCAAAGAACTCTTTGCCGGCCAGATCGCTTTCGCCATTCTTGTTATCGCCATCGACATACCAGGAAGGATTGGAGGCGTAGGCGTTGTTTCCAAGATTGTAGGGCACATCTGCAATGATTAATTGCGCTTTGGGAATCCCGTAAACTTTATAATTCTGGAAATGATTATTAAATAATTCGATATCTTTCATTACTCAACCTCCTTTTTAGGTTCCCAATCGGCCGGCACCTTGGCCCACTCTCTAAATAACTTGTCGAAGCCATCCAAATCACCAAACATATCCATCTTGGATTTATCCGTAGTTACAAGCGTGGCGAACTCTCTGAAATAGCGGTCAGCACATTTCACAAAGTCATTATGCAGCTTCTTCAGGTTTCCAAGTAACAGACCCTTGGCCAACATGACATCGGATGCTTCCTCTATCAGGCTGTTTGCCTCGCAATTCAACAGATGCGCGGCTGAGAGGAGCATGTTCATTCTGTCTATACTGCCATCTTTTACGGCTGTTTCAATTAATTGTTTCTTTGGTTTCATAATCATATTTTCTTTGTTGATTTCCTGCATCTAAGCAGGGTTGATTTTATGATGATCGCCCTATCTGTCAAAATGGTGGATTCATCTGAACGATGCAGCAATGTGCGCTTCTTAATTCCTATGTCGTTTTCATCCAGATGCTCAAAAATGGCACTGAGAGAACCGAAGTAGTAGTTCTTCTTTTTGAAGATCAAATACACATGTATCACTTTCATATTTTCAAAAGTTCCATATATGTCATATTTGGCGTATCTGCTTCTCTTCTTTCAGACGTTTAACCTCACCCTGATAATACTTGATCATGGCACTGTACTCAAAGTCGGAGATCTTATTTGTCTGATTCTTCATGGATTCAAGCAACAGAACCGCAGGTTCACCGTATTTCAATATCAGACCACGGCGATAACCCTGCATGTTGCCTTCATCGAAACGATTGCACGATCGGCATTGGGCATTGCAGTTCTTTTCACTGAATCGGGTGGACATGTGCTGCCTGTTTATGTAATGCCCACAATCCGCCTGATCCAGAGGCAAAATCCTCCCACAGGAGATGCACTGAAATGTCCCGTCTTTCCTGGCGTCACGTAAACGGATAAAGCGGCTGAACACAGTATCCAACTTGTTCTTCAGATTAGGAGACTTCTTCTTTAAATCAGTCGTTTTCTTTTTCCACATCATGCCTTTGAGTTATTAAGCGGTATTGTTCGTCACTTCGAAAGCGGATGGCGTTTTCGTACCAGACATTATTGGCGGCCTGATACGCCTGTACACCGTTTATACGGTCTTCATCTATCAGCCGGGCAATAATGGCGGAACCTCTATAGGCAGTATCCCAGAACAAAGCTAAATCACCGATCCTGGGAGTCTGCTCTATATGGTCCGTTTCCTGACAGAAGAAATCTGAAAGATTCTCCGGTTCAAATGTGATTATTAACCTATTGTCTACAGCCTCAACAGAGGCATGGCGACATTCGGGGGGAATACTAAAGTTTTGTATCTTCATCTTATTGATTCAGTTCTAATCTGTTATTAGCCATATACTTCTCTTACTTTCTCAATCCAATCCAAATAAGCCTGCCGTGCCTTTTGTTTAGCACACTGTTCCATAGAGTCGGTAATAACATCGCCGTTCTCTTCCATTTCCTCGCAAAAATGATCTACCCAACTAAACGGGTCATACTCAATAAATTCTTCTGTTCTACAGAACGGACAAGGAACATCTTCTCCCTTATCATAAAGATTACCATTCTCGTCACAGTAGTCTAAATCTTGCAATTTGCCATTGACACAGCACGCATCTGGATAGCTTGCGCCCCAATATGGAAATTCGGGGCATGGTTTCTTATTTTCACTCATTTCTATCTTGTATTGAGGGTTATTTACTGACGATAATATCATACAGTTCTTTGGCAGTCCAAAATCTATAATCATCTGATATATCCATTATTCGCTTATCAGAACCTTTGCAAAGCTGAATTATCTTCCGGGCAAACTCTTTACGCTTCCTGCTTTTCCTTGTACGCTGTAAAAGTGTACGATAGGCGAGCATAAGCCAGTAATCACAGACATGCTCTTTTTCTTTCAATCGTATATACTTTATCTGCATATTCTCATCGTTTAAATTTTAAAATAGCCGATTTCATAGCATCATCAGAAGCCTTTTCTATTACGCTGAATATACTGTCTGCTTTCTGAAAATCCATTTTAAAGCGATTATCGGAGGCGACATATATTGTATCTGTTATTTCTGTAACCCCTTTTACAGGGAATACGGTCAGATATATATATTCAGTTTTACAGCCGGTCAATGAGACGACTGCGAGAATTATTAGTATTTTCTTCATTACTATTTAGATTTGAGGATTATTCTTTGAATTTATTTTTCTTTTGGACAAGTAAAACTTCCGTCGGCTCATCATCTTCCCATTTCACATTGGGAAAATCTTCTTTATCCAAACGAACAACAATTGCACCGTCAGTGAATCCCCATGTATTAGGTAATTTTATTGCATGCCCACCGATGAACAGATTAAGTATTCCATTCCTCTTTCTTACAACATACATCTTTTCCATAATTTGATTCCTTTCTGTACTGATTTGAATTTAATAGGCGATTGAATCATAGAACTGCCGATTACGCAAATACTCCTTTACCACATCCGATGAAGTGGCACGATCACCGATACGATCATGGATGTACTGGTACTTCTCAAAACTCATACCTGAGAGGATATCATCATTCATCTCTACGTTGCCGGCATAGATGCAACCGGCAACCGTAACTATGCTTATGATGACCGTAAACAGATGCTTGGAAAGACTATTCATGTTCTTCATCATATAACTTTATTTTTAAGTATGAACCTGTCGAGGCTAGCCAAATCATACCAAATCATTTTACTACCGAACTGAGAAAAAGAAATAAGAGCTTCATTACGTAACTTATCTAAAAAAGCCTCACCTACTCCGAGATAAGCCATAGCCTCTTGCTTACTAAGCCAGCGCTTTGGAACTGACTCTACTTTCACTTGTATTCTAGAACTCGCCATTGCTTTCCTCCTTTCTTTCCTGTCTACCATTCAATATATATTCATAAAGTCGCTGAGCGTCTTCTATCCGGAGATACACCTGATCTTTGCGGGTCTGCTCTATGCAGTATTTACGAAGTTCTATATCACTAAAAGATGAAGGCGGTGTAATGGTACCATTAAACGTGGCGCTTTCGGGGCTGAGGCCGGATTTAGATGCGTTCTCTGAATCGGGGCTAAGATCTTTCTTCAATTCGTCGACATACTCCACTAACAGATCCCTTAAACTGTTATAGGTCTCATATATATCATTCCGACTTTCTTTTGCGGATTCGTCGATTAAGTTCCTTATATTGCAACATTGCCAAATGACAGCCACTCCAAGTACCAGCACGAGTGCGGCGATTAATGTTAAAAAGATAATTGTTCCTGTAGTCATTGTTAGTTCTCCTTATTGTTTAATTATCTATTATTTATCACGTTTCACAAATAAACTATCACCATCTGTTCGTGTAGAGAAGTTCATTCCTTCATCATATGCTAGATTTGAACATGTAGGTCTTACTGAATTTCTTTTGGAGCGAGCAAATTTTAATTCTTCGCCCACTTTCATATTTTTTAATAGGGCTTTCAATTCCCCTCTTTTACGTTTGTTAGTTTCCATTTTAGCGTAGAATTATGCGCCCAAAGGGGCGCGGGTTATACTTATGATTTTATGTAATTAAATTTGGCCATGTACCTTTCAGCACCTTTCATAGACTTGAATGTCTTACTCGAAGAAGCTGTTACTGCTATATAGCTAAGATTGCCATTGTATTCATTTACCGCGATTGCACCGGTTTCTTCACCATTTGCTTTTTTGTAGTCGATGATTGCTTTCATAATTCTATCTTTTAAATTTGTTATTTATTTGTTGATTGATTAACTTTGATGCGACAAAGATATACTTAATATTTTAAGCACAATCAAAAATCATACTTAAAATATTAAGCATATAACATATATTAACTATACAGCAAATTATATGTTTAAAGAAAGATTAAACAAAGCACTTGATTTTAAAAGAATTAGCGCTTATCAACTATCCAAAGAAACAGGGATACCACAAGGCACTATTTCAAACTATAGAAATAAGAGTGTTAAGCCTTCTGCTTCAATTGTGAAGCAAATAGCCTCTGCATTAGAAATTTCTTACGAATGGTTACTCACCGGTAAAGGCGAAATGCTCAGGAAAAACACTATTGGAATTAACATTAATCAAGGTGATGGCAATATCATTGGGCAAGGTAACCATAATAATATTAAAACAGGTAATGTGGTTAATGTTGCCTTACCTGATGCCGGAACACAAAAAATAATAAAACCAGATGGAGAAATAGAGGTAATAACAACCGAGTCAAACATTTCTATGCTTGACACTCTAAAAAGGGAAAATGAGAATTTAAAAGCTGAAGTTATGTACCTAAAAAACACCATAACAACAAAAAATGATCTAATAGACTCTTTAAGAGAAACTATAGACATACTCAAAAATAAATGATGTTTCTTGTAACTTGTTACCTTCATTATTCATTTTTTTATTGTAGAAAATATATTATTAATGTAAGAATATATTACAAACAACTAGTCAACATGAAAAAAATATTTTTGGTTCTATCTCTTTCAGTGATTTCCATTTTATGCAACGCACAATTAACCGAGGGAAAATATAATATATTATCTGTAAAAGGATTTATGAATGAAAAAACAATTTACGAAAACCAATTTGATGAAAATGACGCTTTCGTAAGGGTAACCCCTAAAATGATCAATATAGTAATAAAGGGATATTCTGCTATTACCTGCTCAGTCAGTTCTCCTACATTATCCAAGGGATTCTATATATATAACGCAAAGGAGGTTCAGTCAGGGGCGCAAACTACAATCTTATGGCAAAGAAGTGATGAATATCCAGATTTTGACGGCGGACTGCTTATCGTTAATAGATCGGATAATTATTCAGATATATTCTTAATATCAAAGGAGAATTCAACCAACTAACTTCACAAAGCAAATATTATCCTACCTAAAAAACATTTCAAATATCTAATCGTTAATGATATTAAAATTAATATCATTAACGATTTATTCTTTTTGATATTAAAATTAATATCATTAACTTTGTATCGTTAATCAAACAAAGAAACATGAAGTATAATGAATTACATCGAATTTTAAAGAAAAACGGATGTTATGAAACAGGGAAAACAAGAGCGGGGCATCCCGTATGGTACAGTCCGAAAACGGGAATGGAGTTCACAACGAGCCATCACGGAAAAGAAGAAGTAGCATCCGGAACACTAAAGAGTATCAAAAGAATGTCGGGGATTGAATAGCCCCGACATAAAATACCAGATAATATAAAAAAAAACAGATAAAAATGAAAAGAGTTAGAGTATTTATAGAAAGAGCATCAGATGGAAATTATAGTGCTTATATGCCCGACGATAATAACCTTTCCTATGGAATTATAGGTACAGGGACATCTATTGATGAAACAATATCAGACTTTCATGATGCCTACGAAGGAATGAAAAAACATTATGCAGATTCGGGCAAATATTTTGAAGAGGTTGAGTTTGAGTTCAGTTATGATATACCGTCTTTTCTGGCATATTATAGCAATAGACTGTCACTTGCCGGACTAGAACGTATTACCGGTGTAGCACAAGGTCAGCTAAGCCATTACGTTACCGGACGCCGCCGCCCTAGTAAGAAAACAATCGAAAAAATACAAAATGCTCTGCAAAACTTTGGCAAAGAATTAAGTCATGTGAACTTTGTTTGATTAACAACTTTACAAATTCACCTGATCAGCCCCGGAACCCAATCAGTCCGGGGCTTTATTTAAAGATGAATGCTATTAAGATAATCAATCACTTTCCGATTAGCCTCATCAATCTTCTTCCGATCAAACTTAATATAAATTGATGTTACTTCTGAACCTATTTCATGCCCCAGTGCTGCCGATATTGTTTCTTTGGGTATGTCAAGGCTGGCAGCGACAGTAGCCCAAGTATGGCGGGCCCAATAACTTGATATTTCAGGAAACAAAGGAGAGCGCTCTTTCTTCCCTCCCAGCCCTTTACGGATCACCGGCCCGATCTGTTTTAAACCAACATCCATGCGGTGCAAAAAATCAGCATAATTCCTATACGTATCCAAAACATTTAGCAGCCAGTCTTGGCCCTTATACCTTTCTATTATTTCAATGGCTTCCGGCTCCAACTTAATAGAGTAAAATTTACCAGTCTTGGCCCTGTGATATTCAATACGCCCGTCAACCACACCCTTTAAAGAAAACAAATCAATCCCGTTTATTCCAATCAAGTATATCATAAGAATAAACATGTCTCTATAACGCTCTTGATGCGACTCACAGGCGTAATCACGAAGCAATACAACCTGTTCGGCAGAAAGACTTCTTTTAGGGGTTTCCTCTTTCTTTATTTTGTATTTCCTGAAAGGATACAAGCTTGTAATCTCTTCATCAATTGCATAGTTAAAAACAGCCCTAATACTCCGCATATTAATTCCTACCGCATTTACTTTTAACCCTTCTTCCTTCATCCATTTTTCGAACCTCATTAAC